GTCATAGAAGCAGGAGAAGTAGCACCGTCGTATACAATGATGCTGTGCTTACCAAAAATAATTAACAGTCCGTTGTGTGCCGCTAATGCTACAATCTCGTCATAACCGTCAGGCCATACTTTAGATACGTCAATGTTTCCGCTAGAGCCTCCTGACCACGCTGCTCCGTCTAACAAATCAGACCAATAGATAGTAGATTTGTTAGTACTAAAGTCTGCGGTCCATAAACGACCGTACGCTGCTAGCACCTCATGACCGTACATAGTACTAGCAACGCCAGTAGCATGAGGATGACTTGACAGTGCTTCTACAGATCCTACATGGTTTGAATAAATCAAAGGCTCATAGCCACGTTGGAAAAAAAACATATGGTCATTAAAGTTTACAATCTTCCAATCGTTAGCACTAATTGAGTAACCACCGGGAGTCTCGTCTGCCAGTGTGGTTGTACCGCTAATAATCTTGTTGTTACCTACAGAAAATATCTTGGTGTTTCCTGCGTCATCTCTGTATTCTTTGATGCTGTACAAAGAGTCAGTACCAAGTACAGTCTTGTTTGTTGTTACGACAGTGTGGCCCTTACGTGCAGCAATACGACCACGTTTGTCAATCACAGCGTTGTCTGCAAACGACGGGTCTTGAGCCAACGGCGAATCTTCGGTGTTAACACCTTTGAACGCCGGAGCTACAAGATTAATACTCTTAAGTTCTTGAGCCATATCAGATAGTCCTAAATACCATCTCTTCGGGGTGCTTTGCTGCGTCTATAGCAATAGCGTCAGACAAGTACTGGTTAGCAATAGTGAAGTACTCAGCAGTTGACGTACCGCCTGTCTCACCACGCTCACGAGCCAACAACGCTACAGCAAGGTGTATCACTGGCATAGCAGGGATAAGCAACTCATCAGTGTTAGCACTCAAATCTGCTTGTCGCTTAACAGTGTCTACACGAATACTGTACACACCGTCTGGTGTTGGACCTACAAGGATCTGTGTGTCACCACTAGAGTCTAGACCGTTATAGGTAAAGTACCGTGGTGTACCTTCTGCTGCGCTGCTAATGTACAACTGCTCGTTAAACCAGTCTTTAGTTTGATACTCTATAAAACAGTTTTGAGTATCATTAAGCATCGACATAACTTTAATGTTGTCACCACCGCCTGTCAGCGAGTACGTGTTGTCTGACGCAGCAGTAGATATTGTTATAGTCTCACGCAACGCAGACCAATCAGCTGCCTGACCAACTAATGTCTTAGCATCATTAATAAAATCACCTACCATTTTAACGTAGGTAGTACTAGTAACAGATGATGTTTCTTCTTCACGGAGTCTGCGTAGTACATTGTTCATAAGGTTAAGATATGTCATACAAGCATTCCTGACTGTCTACCAAAAAATTTATCAAGTTCTTCTTCAGCATTTATTTGTTTTTGTGGAGCAAGTGCTATAGGTGTTAACATTTGAAACGGACTAAGACCTTGAAGGAACGGATCAAACTGTATAACGTCTGGTTTAGAAAGTTGAGCAATAATTTGTTCTTGTTGTTGTCCAAGACCACCTAAACCTAAACCTAAACCTGCTCCAAGCATTCCTATGCCTTGTCCTAACTCTCCTAAGCCCTGACCAATTCCACCAATTTGAGTACCTAATCCTGCTACATCAGAAATTAAGCCAGTAAATTGACTAGCAACACTTTCTTCAAACGCTTGTTGTGCTTGCGCTTGGCTAAGTTGACCAGTCTGTAACGCTTCAATATCAACATTTACGTCAGAAAAAAGATCAGTAACAGTGCCGCCAAAGGCTTCAAACTGCTCGCGAGTGGCTTCATCAAGGCCATCAATATTCCCTTGAACATCAAGAACAGCTTGCTGTAAATCTTGTCGCTCTTCTTGTGCCGCTGTTTGTCCTGCCGCAACATCTTCTGCCGTTGCAAAGCCTGCACCACTTAACGCGGCATCAATGTCTTCTGGTGTTGCAAACCCAGCGTTTGTTACAGCAGTGGTAATATCTTCTGGTGTAGCAAATCCTGCTGATGCTAACGCGCTTCCTAACTGCTCAGGCGTTACATAACCAGCATTAGACAAAGCAGTTGCTACATCCTCGGGAGTAGTAAACCCAGCATTTGATAAGGCAGTTACAATGTCTGTTGGAGTAGCAAAGCCAGCCGAAGCCAATGCACTTCCCAGTTGCTCTGGTGTCACATAACCGGCATTAGAAAGAGCGGTAGCAACATCTTCTGGAGTTGTAAATCCGGAATTTGATAAAGCAGTTACAATGTCTGTTGGGGTAGCAAAGCCTGATGCCGCTAAAGCACTACCTAATTGTTCAGGCGTTACATATCCTGCATTAGATAACGCGGTAGCAACATCTTCTGGAGTTGTAAAGCCCGCACTTGAAATTGCATTAACAACATCGTCTGGCGTAGCAAAACCTGACGCCGCCAAAGCACTACCTAGTTGTTCGGGTGTTACATATCCTGCGTTGGCTAAAGCAGTAGCAACATCTTCCGGTGTAGTAAATCCAGCATTTGTTAGTGCGGTAGTAATATCTTCCGGGGTGGCAAATCCAGCTTGAGCAAGAGCAGTTCCAATGTCTGCTGGTGTTGCATAGCCAGCTTGAGCTACAGCCTCAGCTACTTCTCCCGGAGTAGCAAAGGGAGTGTTTTCTAAAACACCCTCTACAATGCCTTGGATAACTGTAGGGTCTGCATCTCTACCGGGCTCTCCACGCTCACCCTGTTCACCTCTTTCGCCTTGCTCACCTCTCTCGCCCTGTTCTCCGCGCTCTCCTTGCTCACCTTGTTGTCCGTCTACTCCATTAACACCATCTACTCCGTCTTGGCCCGGAGCCCCATCTATACCGTCAATGCCATCTCTTCCGGGGGCACCATCAATTCCGTCAATGCCATCTATGCCATCTATACCGTCTATACCGTCTATACCATCTTGACCGGGATCGCCTCTTGGCCCTTGAGCTGGTGCTGGTGCTGGTGCTGGTGCTGGTGCTGGTGCTGGTGCTGGTGTAGGCTCTGGAAAAAACTCAGGAAACAAGCCAGTAGTAACAGGCGCGTCTGCTGCAGTCCCAGCATCTCCAGCTTGTTGATCTTGTTGATCTACAGGATCTACAGGATCTACAGGTTCTGGTTCAGGCGGAGGCTCAGGAGTTAACTCTGGCTCTACCTCGTACTCAAACGGATCTACTTCAACATCTGTTTCTAATGGTGTTTCTGGGGCTTCTTGGACATCGAGCAAGATATCTCGAATATCTTCGGAAACGTCACTTGTATCTGTTGGATCTAAAAGAGGATTAGTTTCTGAAGAGGTGGGTGGCGGTATAAATTCTTGATTGCCAACAAACTCAAGATTTAACAAAGCATCTTGGTCAATGCTTGAATGAATCCCTGATGTTACATCACTAGACCCAGAAATTAATATGTAGGCGCCTGCTGAGTCTTGAGCCAAAACTAAGTTGTTAGCCTTCAAAAGATCGCTTAATCCTTGAAGACTTTCGATAGTCCCATCTGCTGATAGTGTATCGCCTATTAAAATTGCTAAAGCATCTTCAGGCAAACCATGCGCCGAAACACCAGTTGCTGTAGTCCAAGCATTTTTGTCGTTAACAAACTGCTCAAGAATTTGTTCAGGTGTAGCGTCCGGACTAACTCCTACAGGGAACCCAGCATCGTTATAGTAAACGCCATTGATTAACTCATCGCCTTCAAATGGATTGTCTATATCTTGAAAACTAGGCTCAAACTCTTGAAATGGCTCAACATCTAAAAATTCTTGATCTGCTTCTGTTAACTCAGCCGTAGTGTCTGCTAGTTCTGAGTCTGCATCGTCAACCGAGTTAGCCATAAAGTCTTCAACAGAGGGGCCGCTTGGTTGTGGTGATACCGCATAAGCATCTTCATAAATAGATTGAAGGTTGCTTGATAAATCTCTTAGTTGATTAGCAATAGCTTCGTTTTGTTGGTCGGCAATAGCAGTGTTAAGAGTGTCATTCATGTTCGAGGTAATTTCCTCAAACGCCTCTTGGTCTAAGCCATCTCTAAGTTCGGCCTGCCTTCTAGCAAGCTCTTCCATTGCTTCAGAAGAAGCTTCTGTATTTTCTGCTATAAACTGTTGGATTGGCTCTAGGATAAAATCTGCAAGCTCTCTAGCCCCAGCAAACAAGCCAGATGAAATAATCTGATCCATGTCTAACTCGCCATCAAATACTGCTTGGCGAATAGCTGTTTGTCCCATTGCGTTTAGAACATTGTCTACTTCTTCAATGCCTGTTATTTCTGAAAGATCAATGCCACCTAAAGCACTTTCAATTTGAGGGCCAATAATCTGACTTACGGCTTGGCCTAAACCAGCAGTAGCCGCAGTCTGAAGTAGTTGGTCAGGATCAATAGAGCCGGTAGTAATAGCTTGCGTTATTGCATTGCTAACAACAGCAGAGCCAACACCACCTAAAGCTGGAGCTAATGCACCGCCAGACATAATGCCAATAGCAGTTGTAATCCCCATCTTTACAAAGTCAGCAAGACCAGCGTGGTCTTCGTCTACAACTTTTACATAAGCAGAGCCATTCCATGCAAACTTGTCTCCAGAGCTGCTGTATACAGTAGGGTTAACACCGTATTTCTGTAGCAGTGCTTGGTTGGCTTCAGAGTTAATCCAGTTGTTATAGGCACCTTGCTGTGTACTAGTTTGTTGTCTGCGTAGGTTTTCTAGGTTTTGGCCGGGGTCACTAGGGTCAATAGTAAGGTCAGCATCGCCCTCAAGAATCATCTCTTGATCTTCGCTAAACCCAGTATCAGCCTCTGCCCAGTTGCCCGTATCATAATCACCAGACTGAATTAACTGTTCACGCTCAGTCATGTAAGCAAGGTAGTTATCAAACGTACCAAACACTTCAGGCAGTCTGTTTACTTGATCGCTTTCAAAGTAATCACGTAGCTCGCTAACAGTTAACTGCTGTACTTCGCCTTCCTGTCCATACAAGTAGTTTTGTGACGCACCACCACGCTCTTTGCCTTCAACAAACGTAAAGGTCATTTCTGCTGGTTCAGGAGCAGGCTCGGGAGCAGGCGTAACAATAGGCGCTTGTTTTACGGGGTCGCCTTTAACACCGCCAGTCAACATACCTTCGTTTCCAACAGGCTCAGACGTAATTCGTAAACCTTCTTCTACTACGTCAGGATTCCTACGAATAAAATCAGTAGCTTCACCAATGGTTGCAAACTCTTGTGTGCCTATGTAATATGCCATTTACTTTTCCCTTGATACACCCTTAGTTTTTTCATAAGAGCGCATAGCACCAAGACCAAGCATACCCATTAGTACAGGCATCATAGTCTCTAGGTCAATGAGTGGTATAGTAACTTCAATAGCTAACAGAGCTAAAACAAAGTTGGTAAACGGTATGACCATAAAGTTGCCCATCATACCTAGTACGCAGCACCAACCAACAGCAGGTCTCCAACCAGAGACAAACAAGGACTTNNGACTTGTGTGCTGCTTCTACCTTGTTAACCTCTAGTTGTGACTTAGCAAGCTCCTGAGCGTGTCTCTGAGCCATTGTGGCAACTTCATGAGCAAGCCTAGCCTTCTGGTCCTTGTCCTGTACAAACTTGTCCAGAAGCCCTGTAACAGGCCCTATGAGCGACTCAATCATCTAGCAAACTCCAAGATAGCAATAGCCATAGTGACGATAAGAGCAATAGAAGCAAAGCCACCTGTCATCATCTTCTCTAGTTTGTCAAAGCGTTGATTGTGTGCGTCCAGTTGCATCTGAATCATTTCATAACGAATACTACACTCACGCTCATGAGCTTCTAACCGACTTAATGCTTGCTCTAG